TGAGTACTACCTTCGGAGCCAGCAGGGGCAAAAATTGTATGCCGCGTATGGTACGGATTCCGGCGGCGAATACCAGCACGTTTTGCAGCTGCGTTAAATCTGGAGCCGATACTCGATAAAGAGTAGTAGGCCTTCTGTATGCCCTTGCGCATCCTGGGCATGAAAACAAATCGTAGGTTTTGATATTCCATCGCACCATACTCACGGTGATGAAAAACAATCTCGGTTTTGGGCTGTAACGAAGTCAGTGTACGCTGTGCCTTCAAGGCCTCTAGTGCTGGCTCTAATAGCGTGATAACTCGATCACCTGCATCGGTTTTTGGTGGGACGAACATTCCTAGCGCATTAAGGTTGCGCTGTATATGAGCCGTACCTTTTTCCCAGTCGATATCTTCCCAGGCAAGAGCTGCAAGCTCTCCATGACGGACACCAGTATAAACTGCGAACGTCCACATATTGAGGCTTTGGCCACGCTCGGATTCCGCAAGCAAACTAAACTCCTGCTTCGTTAAAGGATCCGGTTTTACTTTCCCTTTGTGTAGTTTCTTGATCCCTTCAAAGGGTTTGCCGCTGATAAAGCCAGATTTGTGTGCAAACCGAAGAAGGGAGCACAGAAGCGATATATAGTTGTTCACGGTACGCACAGTGCGTCCCTGTTTGTTACTTCTGGGATTTGCCAGGTAAAGTGTCTCACCGTTCAACAGCTCCTTTCTGTATTTCAGAATGTCGCTGTGGCGTATAGTTGAAACAGGCGTATCTCCGTTAATGATGTGCATTAACGTACCGAGTTGTGAGCGCGTCTTACGCATGGTATTCGCGCTAATTTCGGTTTCTTTAATGCTCGTCCACAGTTCACACAGCTCTGAAAAGGTTTGAACTGAAACAGTGGTTACGGTTTTTTTTGCTCTGGATGATGAAGGAAAGCGCTGGTTGTAATCAAACTCTCCAAGGTTGATCTCACTTACGATCACAGCCCGAAGATTCCCGGCTTTTTTGATGTTCGCCGGGGTGTTAATCCAACCTTTGAGAATTTCGCGGCAACGCTTTCCCCGGTACATAAACCAGATACAAATCTTATTGTTTCTGATATCGACACCTGTAGGCAAAGCTGCCATCTTACGCATCCCTTATTAACTGATTAATTCTCGGATAGTTGTACCAGGTTGTGCCACGCAAGGTTTTTTCTCCGGAAGGAGAAACCCGTTTAAAATGGATACCTTCCACCCAACAGCCCTGGCGATACTTCCCAATCTGTCGTTCGGTCAGGCCTGTTTTTTCTGTGAGCCTTGCGCCAACAACCCATTCTTCGTTAAAAATTACCTGCGACATGGTTCACCTCAGGTAACCGGCATGAGTATAGATATGCCGGTCTGCAGTCGTTGATATTTCAGTTTCAGTTTGCCTGGCCGGGCAGGGAACGCAGTCGGCGCATGCCGGTCATTGCTGTGGCCACGTAGCTTGCCTTGCAGTTGACCACTTCAACCCAGACCTTCACGCCTTCCACTCTCACCGTATAGGTCTCTTTCATCTTGCTGCGCACATAATCGCCGTATCTTTGCTGGTGGGCTGCGAGTGCGATTTCACATGCCTGGCGAGCCAAAGGGGATTGCTTACTGCCTCGATTAATCAGTCGCATTTCTTCTCCTTGAGGGAGGGTTTCCCCTCCCGATCTCGTTAGTCCACGTATTCCGGTTTCATATCCGCCAGGGTGATGCTGAACTGACCATGCAATTCATCGCCCAGATGACGTTTAGACGACGCAAGAACGCGCTCTACCTCTGCGAACCGCGCAGCTGCATCGGGTTCATCTGAAGGTGGCAAGGAATTGATGGCTGCTTCGACTTTGTTCCGTGCATCAACCAGGTAATAACGCTTCACGGCCTTGTTTTTCAGCTCAGTGAACAGGGCAGAACCCAGCGTTGCTTTCACGGTTTCAATATCTGCGCGCAGAGCTTTAGCGCTATCCACATCCTGAGCCGCCTCGATGCGATCACGGAAACCTGCCTGAGCAGTACACCGAGCGCGAGCATACGCAGCAGGTGGCGCAGATTATCAACGGGCTATTCGTACAGCTGGCGGCTGCGTTTCCGGCAAGCCTGGTTAGCCGCAGTCAGGAAGACGTGAATGAGATCCGCCGGCAGTGGGTGCTGGCGTTCAAAGAAAACGGAATCACCACTCTGGAGCAAGTTGAAGCCGGTATGCGCATGGTACGCCGTCAGGAGCGTCCGTTCCTACCGTCACCTGGCCAGTTCATCAATTGGTGCAGGGAAGGGCGCTGTGTGCTGGGGATCACCGCTGCTGACGTGATGGCTGAATACTGGAAGTGGCGCAAGTTAGTGTTTCGGTACCCGAGCAGTGAGCAGTATCCGTGGCCGAAGCCGGTTTATTACCACATCTGCCTCGAGCTGCTTCGCCGCGGAACCGATGGCCAGTTGTGTCAGAAAGAGCTCGAGCGCGAGGCAAGCGATATTTTGGATATGTGGGAAAAACGGGTTATAGCCGGTAAGCCTATTCCGCCTGTTCGTCGCGCGCTGGCAGCTCCAGTATCGTCGAAGGGATCGACACCAGCCGAGATTTTGAAAGCGAAATACGAGCGCTTGAAAAATTGTGGAAGGGTTTAAGTATGCTTGGTGCATATAGAACCGGTGAAACTGAACCTTGAATAATTTGTCCCAGTCCCAGATTACTTCCTTTCGTGGTTGCAGTATTATCGGTGAAATTGTGGAACTACCCAAGAGTAGCTGTCCACGTAACATGGAAATGGCGAAGGCGAATCAAAAATGAAATGGATAGCAATGGCTTTTGTGGTACTCGCTGCTCCTGTTTTAGCTAAGGAGTACAGTTATGGTCCTCCAACAGCAGTATGCCTCAATAAATATACGATCCCGTACATCAACACGGATAGGCCCGCCATTGAGATAGTTGATGAAGCATACGATAAGTGTCAGGACGTTCTTGCTCAGTGGGATAAGGAAAGGAAGTCATTACCTCCAGAGCTTGTTGTCAGCCAGGATGAAGAGTTTCACGCATTTTACGTACATATGATCGAAGCTCGCCGAAAATCGGATGCTAATAAAAAATGACTATTGTTTTTATTCCTGCTTTGATAGCAGTTCTTTTGAGTGAAGAAAGAGAAATCGGAAGAGAGTTAACTCAGCAGGAGGTTGAGTCAATCCGTGATTCCGCTACAGCTGTTCGAGTGCCAGTTGATGTTGCAAAAGAAATGATTAAAGAACGGGGATACCTTGACATCGATCCTGAGAATGCTTGGGAAGAATGGCTTTTATACAAAAAATATGTCAATTGAAATGTTGCTAGACGTGTGAGAGAAGGTAAACCGAAACCGCCAGTGCCCCCGACAGTGATACTGGCTCCGAAGGGGCCAACGCCAGGTGAGTTACTCAAAGCGAAGTATGAGCGCATGAAGGCTGAAGGGAGGGCATAGGGAGAAATAGTCCAGTTTAAACGAAAAGGATAAAGTTTCGGCACCTATGCTTCCACTTTAGCCCATATGGCGGTAGTATCATGAAACATCATTCAGAACCGGAATTTTCCTAAGGTATAGATTTCTAAGATTATTTGCTTATTGATAATTCATTGCAAGCTTTAACCGTTAAAAAGGGGGGAGTCAGTGGCAATTACTGTTTATTCAAAGAGATTCAAAAGCGAACTTGATAAAGAACAATTAGAACGTTTATATCTTAAAAAGGTTTCAAACGACTTAGATGGTTTTCGAATTTTTGTAAATGAAGACGCAGAATGCCCGATGTGCAGTGTTACAGGTGCACATTATGTATCTGAAGGTTATTCTAAGTTAACTAATAAGAAAATTAAGCAAGCGCACTTCGCATTTAGAAAGCCTGACGGCTCGGATGCACATAAGGTTTTTTGTGACTATTATAATGGCCCAGATAAAATCAGAGATTCAGGTGGTGACGCGTTCATTAAGTTCGGAAAGGATGGTTCAGAAGTTACGCTATTAGTCAGAGAACTGGTTTGCCGGGGTATTGAACATAAAGTCTTTAACCAGACTGATATCAGAAACATGAGAAAGTGGTTTTCTGATCTGCGTGAGTCGGGGGATTTTGTTATCAGCTATAGCCCACACGTTATTAATCTTATTAGAGCGTCCTTTTATAGCCAGGGTGACTCCGTTAAATATGAAGTACTAGAAGGTAAACAAAACGAATCATGGTTTAATATCAATGATGAGGTGTATAAATCGCTAAAATACAAATATCCATCTTTCTTTAATATTAATTTAAACGCCAAAGAAAATAACTCACTGATGAGATTGTATAGTAATACTTTAGCGCGTCAGGCGCATCGCCTAGTAATAAGAGATAAAGGGCTGAAAGTATTTGATAGGCGAGAATTAAATGATAAATATATGGCGGCAATGCAATTATCTACAGCAATGACTAAGCAGTATGATTCACTAAGGAGGAAGTTTACTACTCCGCGTTCAATAACAGGAAATAATCAGTTGCTTGCATTATCAGCGCTGCTTCTTTTTGTTTCTGACTGGGATGAAGGACTGGCCATAGAAAAGTTTAATATGCTTTCTAATGCCGATAATTCAATAATGCCCAATGCAGGAAATGTTATTGGTATGAACCCCTTTATTCATTATGATGCATGGAAAATAATTCATCGCGTACAAGATTTGATTGATTCATTACCTGACTTCTCTAATCTTGATGAAGAGTTTCAAATTGAAAAGCAGCGACTATCTGAACTTTACGAACTAAATAAGGATAATATGTAGAATGAGCTTAAGGAAAGCAAAACCGAACGATAGCATAAAATCTGTAATGCAGTTTGTTGAATACGTAAATGAATGGAAGCTCAAAGGAGACTATCCAACTGCATTTAGAGGGCAGGCATTTTATGGTTGGATAAGTAAACCAAAATTATTTAGAGGCGAAGGCAGGATTTACGAGAATGAGAACCGAGCTATCAGAGACATAGTTTCACTTCATCCGTCTGAGTTTGAGTCTGATAAAACGATGTTTGATCGTCTTGTTCGGATGCAGCACTTTGGTTTGCCAACAAGGTTAATGGACGTTACTCTTAATCCCCTTGTAGCGCTATGGTTCGCTACAGAAAGTTATGTATTTACAGAAAATAGCAAAAGTATTTCAAAGGGACCGCAGGGTGGAACTGTCACAGCATATTTTGTTCCGGATTCTAGGCAGCGATACTATGATAGTGATCGAGTAAGTTGCATGGCAAATGTTGCTAATTTAAGTGGTGAAAGTAAAGAGATTCTCTTTGATTTAGCTCGAAAAAGCAGTGATTACCAAAGTTTTATTGATAATAGCAAGAGTGTAAGGGGAAATAATGGTGTTGATAAAGATGTTCTTGATGAGCTTTATTATCACATAGGTATGGAAAAACCACATTTTCGGCAGTTAATGAAACCTCAAGATTTGCTTAGGCCAATTTATGTTAAACCAAAGTTAAGTAATAAAAGGATAATTGCGCAGTCCGGTGCTTTTATGCTCTATGGTTCAAAAACGAATTCGTTAAAATCCACTGAAGAAGTTCTGCCTACACGAAGTGTGTTCATAGCTGCTGAACATAAAGAAGCAATACGGGGACAACTGGAGCGTTTAGGTGTGTATGAAAGTATACTTTTCCCAGAGATTGAGAAAGCAGCGAAATTTATTTCTCGTAATTATGCGAAAATGAAGCCTATTGAAGATGATACACTTTAGTAGGTACCTCATGCATACGAACCATACGATCTAGTTGCTTTAAACACAGAGCTTACCTGACAACCTATTTTTTAAGCTAATGGAGATGGAGCCATTATGGAATTTTTCATAGAAGAACAGCAACGATACGCTATTAATGCCGCCGTTCAAATAAAAGGAGAGATTTACGGTGAAACTTACCACATACCCTTCAAAGATGCATTTTATATGGGTGAAAGCGTTTTGAAAACTACATTCATACCGCAAAGATTTACATTACTTCATGACTATATTTCATATCGATTGCTTGATGATTACAGACATACCTTAAAAAAAATGGGATCTGATATATACTCAGAGATCTATAAGGAATTTGAAAGCTATCAGGTGGTTTTCCAGAGATTTGAGGAATACCGAAAAGCTAACTATAACGATTATTTATATGACATTTATGCCGCTCAAATAAATTTCAAGTTGGTGTGGAGTACGTTCACTATACTTTACAGGAATCGGGACCTTATGCGGCGATTTAATCTGCATGTTTCTGATGAAATAAAAGCATTAAAGATGCTTGATTACCCATTTTATCTTAAACGAGATGGTGTAATGAAACGTTGTACATATTGGCCCGAATGGTTAAGAAAAGGATTGTTAAAAAGAGAGGATGGACATTGCGCAATATGCCAAAACAATCTTACGGGCGTCTTCGCAAATAACGCAGGTATTGCCATTGATCACATTGTACCACTCAATCTTGGAGGGACAAACGATCCGACTAATTTGCAAATGCTTTGTGGTGATTGCAATAGCGAGAAAGGGGGTGATAAGTATACCTCTTCAGATAAATACGCACCTTTTTGGTTGCCGAATAGCTAGCGTGTACAACTACTTAAGTTTGTAAACTGTAGAAAATACTTTCGGGCTTCAAGAATTAGTTCCGCGCATTGTGTGCGCTTATGTGAATTTTATGTAGGTTTCCCTGAAATACGGACTAGTAAATGCAGTGACAATGACATCCAAAATTATCTTCTACGCGGTATGGATTATGCTGGTTCTGCCATAATGTGAACTATTACTATAATGCTATAGCAGTATATAGTTGCTTGAATCGTGACGTGATGGATATCATAATGATGTAACAGCCCTTTACTCGAAAGGGCTGTTACATGATACACATCTTTTGGTGTGATTCTATCTTTTCCCTCGGTGAATAAAAGCGGAGGATAGAAAGTTACTATCAATGAGAAGTTTGTCGATGTGATCAACGAGAGAAGATACTGAAGATCTAAAGTCTTTGATTAATTCATAATTAAGCTTGATGTATCCTTTTTGTCACATGAAATATCAATTTCGTTTTCTTTAAGCTCTTTTACAAACTCAGCTGGTAATTTTCCATCACTATGAACCAAGTAGTGCCTAATGTTTAAGAAGTGAACAGCTCTGTTTATTACTTTCTCTTCGCCAGATAATGATAATTTACCGCACACGCTTTTAATTAATTTTAAAGTGCTTCGTTCCTTTTCAAGCTCTTGAAATATTTTATCTATCAGAGAATTTGATATGGTGGTGAAATCACCTGCTTGGTAAATGTCAAGTGCCGTGATTGTTAATTTTGCCTGCCCACCTACAAATTGTAGTATAGATACTCTTTTGCTAAGTGCTGCACTTTTCAAAATGACCTTCAGGTATTCTGTAACTTCTTCATAAGATTCTTTTATATATGATGAAAATATTGTTTGTTTAAGGTGGGTGAATACAGCGGAGCGATTCTCTCTAAAAGCTTTTCCTTTTAAATTGCGCTTATGTAAGCGTTCATACTTAGAGATATCTCCCGGTAGAAGTGTGTCAGAAGTGTTTAAAACTCCAGAGCGGGAATAAGACTGCCATGATAAATAATCTACTAGCTGAATATCTTCGTCGAATCGATAAAATCTTTGTAAGAAGGCATGTTTTGCTTTAGACATTTTCAGCATTTATTTTCTTCCTATGATATTTAGAGTGCCTTGAAATTCTTTCTTGAATCCATTGTTTATTAGGTTTTTTTTGATGTCAGGGATATAGTTTTGACTCCCATTACTTTTCCTTCCGGTAGATTAACATCTTACAATTTTTATTTGTAGGTGTATGTTTTTTTCGTTTTTGGGAGTTAATTTAATAATTACTTAGGAGGCCTTAGCAACGTCCGCTCATGACACAAAGCTGACATTCCATCCAATGTTAGTTTTATAACTGACGTAAGGTGAATTTGAAACACTCCTGTATTGACGCAGCGCTTGCGTGTCATACTTATAAAAGGCAGAGGACACGACGGAAATTATCAAGCATTACGCTGGAGCCAGCTCAGCACTGGCCACCAGCTTCAGTTATTGTGTTCTGATGAAAGCAGTCCTTGAAAGGGTCATTTGCGTCTGGCAGTCGATCATTTTCTTAAGTTCAGGATCAGTTCCCTGCATTGAAACTTTGCCACACATAGCATCCTTTGTTTTGATCCACTGGCGCTGAGAAGGTAGTAACTCCTTTTTCTTCGCCGGAGTTAATGTGCTCCAGGCGGTATTCAAATCAGAGTCGGCATTTGCAAACGCCATTCGGGACTGATCAAGGCTGCCAGCGTTTTGCTGTTGAACCTGCTGCTCCGCTTTTTCTTGTGCCTGCAGCTGTGTCTGTCTTTCACTTTGCTGCTCTGCCTCATACTGGGCCTGTTGCTGCGCCCTGAGTTGAGCCTGCTGTTGCGCTTCAATTTGGCTCTGTTGGGCATCCTTAACCTGCTGGATCTTTTGCTGTTCAACGATCGGGTTGATGATTGAAAGCGATGTAAGTGCCGCAGCACCCACAGATATCGGATTATCAGAGGAGGCTTTTACGAAAACGTTTTTCTGATCGTCGGTCGCCTGTGCTGTGTAGGAGATGCGTTTTGAAAAGCTATTTGCGTTGTTATCTAAAGACAGGCTTTCCATTTGCTTGTCGAGATTACGGTTAAAATTTTTTCTGTAAGCATCAGAAAGCTGAGCGTAATCATTTGCAGGTAGGGTCATCGTCACAGTACCTTCACACGTTTTCATTGTGCTACCCGTGTCACTTGAAGTTGTGGAGATTTCAGATATGACCAGTTTGATCTTGTCCAAGGCGCTTCGTTTTGTCTGATTAGTGACGTCAGGGTATTTGTCGACCTGTTCAGAGAGCCCTTCATATGCAGATTTTTTTAATAAATCCATAAGAGCTGACTGGGTCATTTCAGAAGAACAACCGATTACATCTTTTTTGTTATCACAGCCTGTAATGGCAACGGCGAGTATGAGTGCTGCGTATTTTAATCTCATAAGTTCCCTTTATATTAAGGATTGGCTTTTATGAGGCGGTATGTAATCAGTCCGGATGGCCAAAGCAAACAGCACTGAACACTGAACGCGTCACAAGCAAAGACCAGAGTAGTATCGGCAAAGACTGCGAAATCTTTAATTCAAATAATGAGAACATTACGCAACGGAGACTTTGATGATGATCCCGAAGCGAGGGCCTGCAAGTAAGGTTCTCACCATAGAGTTAGGGCATGAAATGGTGCTAGTGAGCTGTGCTGAGTATCCAATCGATCAGTCTTATTTCCAATACAAAACATGCAATCCACAGAAGCAACAAGTCTTTGCTCAAGGAGTAACCTGTTGTTTGTTTAGGGGTACACCATCTGAGTAGGCTACTTTGTGAGCTCTAAGAACGTTGCAAAATCCGCTACATAAGTTTATAAATGTACTGTATATAAATACAGCAATTCATTGCGGAGGGAAAATGAAAATTGAGTTAACCATTGATTGCATGAAGAAACTTCCTGATGGAGCTATACCTGCACTAGTGTCAGAACTGCTGAAAAGGCTCAGTAAAGAGTTCGATGATTGCCAGTTTACGATTAGGCGTGCCAGTAATGATGGTTTGACTGTTTTGGGGGCGACAAGAAAGAGGTCGAACACGTCCTGCAGGAGACTTGGGAAAGCGCGGACGAGTGGTTTTATTAATCGCGTGAATTTCACTGGAGCAGTTTCAAAGAGTATCGCTGTTTGCGTTCCCCTGGCTGTTCCCGATTACTGTTTACCTCGTCAATAAGTCGCTCTGGGGGAAATAGTGTGTAGTGCAGATGCCTTTAATGCAGATGATCAATGGTACGACGTGGTCAGAAGGGCCGATAAAGCAGTTATCTATAGCTTCCCGGCGGAAGGGAGATATCTGGTTTATCGAGTAAATGGAATAGTTTCATTAAGACCGTTACTCGAAGAGGAAGAAATATTCACTCTCAACGGGTTTATGCAATTTGCAAAACAACTGGGGTACCGAGTTACACCACCGTCTGATATTATTCTTTCATAGGCCTGAACACCCTATACCTGATGCGCCACGGAGAGAACCATGGCGCTAGAATTACAACTTATTAAACACCACTCAGGAATACTGATCCCGGCCACACCCGAGACCAGCGATATCCTGCAATCCAAAACCCGGCTCGGCGATGTTCTAGTTGCCGAGTTCAGGCGGGTACGTAACCCGGCATTCCATCGGCGCTTTTTCGCGCTTCTCAATCTCGGTTTTGAATACTGGGAACCAACCGGCGGGGCTATCTCGAGTAACGAGCGGAAGCTAATCACCGGCTACGCAAAATTCCTGGCTTCTTATGGCGGGAATGAGGGCGCGCTGATCGATGCTGCTGAGCAGTATCTTGAGCAGGTTACTTACCGGCGCGTCACGAATGGTATTAGCCTGTGCAAATCCTTCGATGCTTACCGCTCATGGGTGATCTGTGAGGCAGGGCACTTTGATGCCATTCAGCTGCCAGACGGCACACTCAAAAAGCATCCTCGTAGCATTTCATTCGCCAACATGGACGAACTCGAGTTCCAGCAACTCTATAAAGCAGCACTCGATGTACTCTGGCGCTGGGTCCTGTCCCGTTCATTCCGCAGTCGTGATGAGGCAGAAAATGTCGCCGCGCAGCTGCTTGGCTTCGCGGGGTGATGGAATGAAGAAGACATGGTTCCATCATACCGACTGCAGCACCGAACAGGCCGACGAACTGGTTAAGCGTTACAAAGCGCGCGGCGTGCGAGTTGAGCGCAGCCTAAACCAGGATTACGTCACCTGGACTGTCAGTGCATTCTTGCCGACCTCAAATACACCAGCGCGCCCGGATAGCCGCTGGCGAAACCGGTTATGGGGGTGAACGTGAAGACAAATCAAATCACTTTGCCCTGGCCGCCGAGCAATAACCGGTATTACCAGCACAACCGCGGGCGCACACACATTAGCGCTGATGGTGTTGCGTACCGTTATGCGGTCGCAAGTGTCATTCGAAGCGCCCGGCTTAATATCCGGACGGCCGCACCACTCAAAATCCGGATTGAATGTCACATGCCCGACCGCCGGCACCGCGATCTGGATAATCTGCAGAAAGCTGCATTTGACGCTTTAACCAAGGCGGGATTCTGGCTGGATGACTGCCAGGTTGTCGACTATCGCGTTGTGAAAATGCCTGTCGTTAAGGGCGGGAAAATAGAACTCACCATTACCGAGCTGGAGACCGCATGAATCTTGAAAATACCCTCAAATATCACTTCGCCAAATCGACAATGATTAGCGACTCTCCGCGCGCTACGGCGTCAGACTCATTAACCGGAACGGATATCATGGCTGCTATGGGCATGACGCAGGAGCGGGCAGCCTTGGGTTACAGCGCCTTTCTCGGGAAGATGGGTATCAGCAACAATGACCGGGAGATGGCGATCGAACTGCTGGCCCAGTACGCTCTGACCAGATGCGACCGGGTTGCTGCGCTTCGCAAACTGGATGCCGGGGTTAAACCACTGGTGATGCATCAGCTGGCCACCTTCGCGTTTGAGGACTATTCCCGCAGCGCCGCCAGCGTGAAGCAGTGCGATGGGTGCAATGGGGAAGGGTTTATTGACGCTAAGGTTTTCAGCATGAAGTCTCACACTCCGGTAAAAGAGAAGAAATTCGTGAAGATGTCTTTAACATGGGCGTCGATGATATTCACCCCTCCGACTATGAGGTGCGCAGTCAGGTCAGGGAGGTAGCGCGCGTTCTCTGCCCTCAGTGTAAGGGCAAGAAGGTTGTAAGTTGTGCTTGTAGAGATTGCCATGGACGCGGGAAAGCCGTTAATCAGGCTCTTACAGAACGGCAGGGTGTGCCGGTTCTGGCTGACTGTAAGCGCTGCTGCGGGCGGGGGTATGAACGAATTCCTTCCACTGAGGCTTACGCCGCGGTGTGCCAGATAACGGATGCAATCCGCCTCGATACCTGGAAGAAGTCTGTTAAGCCATTCTACGACCAGCTCATCACCAAGTTTGATATCGAAGAGGCGTGGGCTGATGCGCAGCTGAAGCAGATAATTAAATAGGGCGTTATTTTATCGTGAGCTATTTACTTTTCCCGAATCTGTGGTAATTTTGCTCCAATGATGGGCTTTTTATGTTCATGGTTAAAATTCTAAACCTCGCCTTAGCGGGGTTTTTTGTTATGATGCCTCAAAAAAGGAGGTGTTATGGCTTGGCAAGGTATTCCATATCCGGTAGCCGGAAATCTGGGCTTATTAATTGAAAAGATACCGCACATTGATGTAACAACCGATAGCGGGTTTGGCTGGGATACTATTGTTGCAAGTGTTGCTGGTGCATTCATCGCAGCCGCGATACCAGCTTTAATTGCATGGTGGTCAATTAAAAACAGTAATAAAACTCTTCGAGAAGATCGAGCGGTGCAATTGAGGGATATTGAGCATGGCAGAGATACACAAATTAAACTAGCGGAAGAAAGTAGAAAGGCTCAAGTAATTGCTTCTAACAGGCTTGTATGGATAAAAGATCTTCGAGAGGCTTCCGCTGAGTTTGTAGCTAGTGCCGTTACATATTTATCCATAAGCCAAAAGTATGTTCTTGAAATTAAATCCAGTAATCAACCCGCTATTACCCAGAATGAGAAGGCGGATCTTCTAAGTTCGATTGCTAAGACTAAGATTGAATTGCATACGGCAATGATACAATTAGTACTTCATTCAACGCGCATTCAGTTGATGCTTAATCCTGAAAGGGCTGATCACATAAGAGTTATAAATGCCATGAATCAATTAAAAACACACTCAGAAGACATGGTTAAAAATATTTATGATTTGGATGGGGAAGAGGCTAATAAATATTTAAATCAATTTGTTAGTGACATGCAGCGCCTTTTGAAAGAAGATTGGGAGAAAGCTAAAAGAAACACATAATATCTTTTAACTTTAAGCATCACAATATTATCCCCCAGACACTGATATATCTCTCTAAGGCTGCCGTTCGGCGGCCTTTTTTAATTTCAAGCAAGAGCACCCGCACAAAGCGAGGTGAGAGTATGTATAGCATGGACAAATTAACCACCGGTGCTGCTTACGGCGCTTCAGCCGGTAGCATCCTAAACGGCATGCTGAATGCCTACAGTCCCGAGCAGTGGAGCGCTATCGGCGTGCTGGTGGGCATCATCATTGCAGTGATGACGTACCTGACAAATCTCTACTTCAAAATCCGCGAAGACAACCGCCGTAGTAGGAGCCGAGATGAACCCGACACTCAGAAATAAGCTGGTGGGTGCCATTGTTGGCGGAGCCAGCGCAATCTCTATAGCAGCAGTCATGCTGGGCAATGCGGATGGTCTTGAAAGACGTCGCTATTACGCTTATCAGGATGTGGTCGGCGTCTGGACTGTTTGCGATGGCCACACCGGCGCTGACGTTCGCCGCGGCCACCGCTACACCGATAAAGAATGTGACGCTTTGCTTCAATCCGACCTGCGCAAGGTTGCTGCAGTTATCGACCCGCTGATTAAGGTCCATGTTCCCGAAACCACTCGTGCCGCACTTTACTCTTTCACCTACAACGTAGGAGCTGGAGCGTTTAGCAGATCGACGCTGCTGGAGAAATTGAATGCCGGTGATATTCCGGGGGCATGCAAAGAACTTCAGCGTTGGACATATGCCGGTGGAAAGCAGTGGAAGGGACTGGTAACCCGCCGAGAGATTGAGCGGGAAGTATGTGAGTGGGGCCAGAAATGAGCCGTTTAAAAGCCATCATCTGCGCTGTCTTTATCTGTCTGCTGGGTTTCATGGCCTGGGCGGTTAACCACTACCGCGACAACGCCATCGCTTATAAAGACCAGCGCGATAAAGCCACTGAGAAACTCAGCCTGGCGAACGCCACCATCAAAGACATGCATACCCGTCAGCGAGATGTCGCTGCACTGGATGCCAAATACACGAGGGAGTTAGCCGATGCTAAAGCTGAAAATGATGCTCTACAGCGCAAGCTTGATAACGGCGGTCGGGTGCTCGTCAAAGGCAAGTGTTCATTGTCAGCCGCAACCCAAACCACCTTCGCCGCCAGCATGGGCGATGATGCCACCGTCGAACTCTCTGCAGTTGCTGGACGAAACGTTCTCGGTATCCGATCCGGAATCCTTATCGATCAAACCAAAGTGAGATATCTCCAGCAGTACATTATTGAGCAGTGTTTGAGGTAGAATAATTTTTTGACAAACTAAAAGACGGACTCGCATGGACTACTTCCACATAGCTGATAAGAAAAGCCGGCCTTGGTCAACGCATGAACCATTGAAGACTGGTGATGTTATAACTACATCTGAGATCAATCCCTACTTCAATTATTACTTAACATCGAACTACCCCAAAGAAACAGTTAAATTTCAGGAGGGGCAGCGACAGTTAAGTCGCTTGTATGTTTTACAAGAAATTAAAGAAAATAGAATGAACAACCCCGACTCTCAATATGTTGCTAAAATGGGATTTGAGACCGCCAAATACTTTAGTAACTACGCGCGAGAACTTATCTGGGAAAATGTCCGCAAATCTGAATTTAACAATTTGCCATCCAGGCAAAAATGTATTTGGTTGGCTCAAGGTGAAGAAAATTTACAGTTTTGGCTAAGTCGCATCGGTAAATCTTTGAAAGATATTAACGTGTTCAAAGTTGTTCCCAGTGGTATTTTGCACTCAGCCGATGAAGAGCTATTGCTGAGCGATATAGAGCCCTATGACGAAACACTGATTAAAGCAAGGCAGTATTGGAGCGGTATTATTACCAATCAGAATTCGAAAGAAGTCTTGTTTGAGGGAAGTTTGAAGATTGGAAATCTGATTTCTTAACCGCCTTCAGGCGGTTTTTTATTGCCATCACAATGGGCAGACACATCGTGATGGCATAAATATCAATCTTTTTTACTACTATGTTGTGATTTTTGATGGGACTGACTGGCTGATGAAACTTCTAATTTTAGCTTTGTCAAAAGGGAGGCCTCTAATGAATTCAATATGGATTCAACTTGTGAGTTAAAACCTGTAAAGCGAATAACACGCTTTGTAACTCTTTCACCCTCTCCGCATGCACCAATATTGAATCCAGAATGGTTTACCTTTGCCGCCGCCCCGCCTTTTAGGGATTTGCCATAGTACTCTTCAATTTCTACAACTTCTGAAATTAAAGTTCTTCTGGTAATAGTGAGCTCCTGTTCAATTTTGGCGTAAGCGAGGAGTGCCTCTGCGCTAACAGCCTCTTGCTCAGGTGTCGAAGAATCATTACGGATTGAGACTGAATTTTCAAGTGAAAGACCAGCACCTTTTAATATTACATCTTTTAAAACACTGATGATTAATGGGTCCAT